CAGTATAAAATTGTTCGTGGTATTAAACCAAACATTTTTGAAATCTATTGTGATGACCAGCTTATTAATCAAGATGCAGCGACAAGAGACTACCAAGAATACCTTGAGAAGTTTATTCTCAAACTTAATTACAAATCATTTACCCAAATTGTAATTCTTGGTTCAGCATCTTTTGTTCCATTCATGCAATTATCTGCTGCTGATCGTCGTGCAATTATCGAAGATTTGCTTGATATTCAGATATTCTCTACAATGAATAATGTTGTTAAGAATAAATTGAGTGCCAACAAAGAACAGATTACTCTGAATAAGAGTCAATATGAAATTGCTAATACAAAATATGATATGCAACAAAAGCATATTAACCAACTCAAACAAAATAACAAAGAGAAAATAAATGAGTACCTTGAAGAAATTCGTGGTAATCAAATTACCATACAAAAGATTTCTGTCGAATCAGCGAATACGAATGTTCAAATTGAATCGTTACGAGCATTGGTCTCAGATAAAGCTTCTTTGGAGACTAAACTCAAGAAGATTACAAAGCTTGAATCGCAAATTGAAAGCAACATATCCAAATATAAAAATGATATCAGTTTCCTTCAACACAATGACAATTGTCCAACATGTAGGCAAGAAATTGCCTTGGCGTTTAAAGAACAACGAATCGATGAATATGCTGGCAAGGCATCAGAATGTCTGTCGGGATTAAAATTAATTGAAGAGAGGATTATTAATGAACAGGCAAATATTAATAATATTGTTACGATAGAAAAACAGATTCAGCAACATGAAATTAAAATTGCCACTAATGATACAACGGTAAGTGAAATCAAAAAGTATATTGCAAAACTGGACAAAGAGATTGAATCATTGGGTTCAGTGAAAGATAATCTTGATGATGAAGATAAAAAAATGATGGTATTGTATGATACACTTCAAGAATTAACCAAAGAGAAAAATCTTCTCCTTGATGAAAAAGTTTATCTTGAATCCGCAGCAGTATTATTGAAAGATACTGGTATCAAGACTAAAATCATCAAGCAGTATTTGCCTGTAATCAACAAGCTGGTAAACAAATACTTGGCATCATTTGATTTCTTTGTTAATTTTAATTTGGATGAGTCTTTCAAAGAGACAATTAAATCAAGGCATCGTGATGAATTTAGTTATGCTTCATTCAGTGAAGGTGAGAAACAGCGTATTGATATGGCACTAATGCTGACATGGAGATCAATTGCTAAACTTAAGAATTCAGCAAATACCAATCTGTTGATTCTTGATGAGATATTTGATTCAAGCTTAGATAACAATGGAACAGAATACTTAATGAGTATATTGCATATGCTTGAAGATGTGAATCTGTTTGTTATTAGTCATAAGGGTGATATTCTGCAAGACAAGTTTAGGTCGTTAATAAGATTTGAGAAAGTCAATAACTTTAGTAAGGTGATGATATGAATGAAGATGACGTTTTAGTAATTGATACTGGTGTTGCTGCTGGAATAAAGAAAGAAGAAGAAATTCTACCGTTACGATTAGTCGATCCATCTTCTCTTGTAATGAATGAACCAATACCGGATTATGATGTATCTACTTTACCTAATCCAGGAATGACCAATCTGATAAAACGATTGAAGATGACCATGAAGCTACATGGTGGTATGGGCATCTCGGCAAATCAATGTGGTATTAACGAGAGGGTGTTCGTTATAGGTAGTGATAATTTCCAATTTCCATGTATCAATCCTAAGCTTGCTTTTCCTACTGCACTGACAGAGACTATGAAAAAAGAAGGTTGTCTAAGTTTTCCTGGTTTATCTTTAAAAGTTCCTAGACAGGACACGATAAATGCTGTATACTATACAGAATTCGGCGAAGAAAAGACGATGGAGTTTTCTGGAATTACAGCACAATTTTTCCAGCATGAACTTGATCATATGGATGGAATACTGTTCACACAACATGTTAAGCCACTTGCTTTAAAGATGTCAAAGAAAAAGCAAGATAAGGTAATCAAGAAATATAGGAGAACGATGAAATGAAAGTCCAAGAATCAGCAGGGTATGAAAATTTTGTCGGTAAAAAAGAAGAGATAAAAAAACCAGCTAATCTATTAGACGTTATGGGTATTGAGGATCCTAATGCTAATGCTTCTGGTGCAGAGTGGGAAAAACACTGGAAAGGTATGCCAGAGTTTGAGCAAGAAGAGAATAAAACATATAAGACAATTTACGTCCATTTTCGGAATGAAGATGACTATAAAGAATTTGCCAAGATGATTAAGCAAAACCTTTCAGAGAAAACCAAAAGCATTTGGTATCCAGCTTTAGATCGTGAAGCAAATTCTCTGTTACGTTGGGTAGAAGAATGACCAATCCTCAGTATCCGGTTTATATCATATCAAAGGGTAGGCATGAAACTATGCTTACATCTAAATCATTAGCTAGAATGAAAGTTCCTCATTATATTGCTATTGAGCCACAAGATGAAGATAACTATGAAAAAGCATTGGATAATTTCAAGATCCGTGAATATGTTACTCTGTTAATAGCACCATTCAGTAATCATGGTGATGGTCCTGGTCGTGCAAGAAACTGGTGTTGGGATCATTCAATGACGATTGGTGCAGATTCTCATTGGGTGTTAGATGACAACATTGCAGATTTTTATCGACTAAATCAAAACAAACGGATTCGTGTAGAGTCTGGTGCAATTTTTCGTGCTGCTGAAGATTTTGTTGATCGATTTGAAAACGTTCCTGTATCAGGATTTCAATACAGATTCTTCATTGCACCCAATCAAAAGTATCCACCCTATGTAAAAAACACACGGATATATTCTTGCTTGTTGATTCGAAATGATTGTAAACACCGTTGGCGTGGCCGGTATAATGAAGATACTGATCTTTGTCTGCGTGTTCTAAAAGATGGTGATTGCACAATTCAGTTTAATATTTTCATGCAGGGTAAAGCAGCAACACAGACTGTTAAGGGTGGAAACACTGAGGAGTTTTACCACAAAGAGGGCACTCTAGAAAAAGAAAAATGGAGAGATGGCCAATTGAATCCTGAAGGAACAATCAATAAGTCACAGATGTTGGTTGATATGCATCCTGATGTTGCTAGTATTGTCTGGAGATATGGAAGATGGCATCATTATGTGGATTATTCTTCATTTAAAGAGACTGAACTCATATACAAAAAGAATATTGTTATTCCAGAAGGAATAAACAATTATGGAATGAAATTAGTAACTAATTTTGGCAAAAATGATAGTTGATAAAATAGATAAAGATTCTCTTAGAGAATATTTAAATGATTGTGCGAGACATGTGGATTTTAATGTTGATCGTGCATTTGATATTACATTAAATTTCATGAAGTATCATAATGGAATGGTGGTGCCTACTCATTCTATATTAGAAATGAAAGAACTGGAAGATAAATGGTATAATTCATTATTAAAAGATGATCCGGATTATAGTGTATATTCTGATCCATATTACTTCTGTGAGGTATGGCTTTGCTGGAAGAATTATTCCAGGAGATATCTAAAAGATATATGTAAAGCTAATTCATTATTCAATAAGAGTATTGTTGATGATATGATTAATGTAAATACTGTTGTTGATTTGGGTTGTGGATTTGGATATACAACCGCAGGATTAAAAGAGATATTTACTAATGCTATTGTATATGGAACTAATATAAAAGAAAGTAATCAATATAAGCTGGCAGAAGATCACGGAAGAAGATATGGCTTTTCTGTAATTGAAAATACTGATAATACTAAAGCGGATCTTGTATTTGCATCAGAATACTTTGAGCATTTTGAAAGACCAATTGAGCATTTAGAATATATATTAAAGACATTAAATCCCAAATATATGCTTATTGCTAATACTTTTAATGGAAAAGCAATTGGCCATTTCAATAAATATAAACATTATGATAATATATTTGACGGTAAAAAAGCAAGTAAAGAATTTAATAATCATTTAAGAAAAGCTGGATATAAAAAGCAAGATACTAATTGCTGGAATAATAGACCTTCTTATTGGAAAAAAGAAGAAATAAGAGGACTAGACCCGTTTTTTTAGCTTGACATTAGGCGTTTAGTGTGCTATAATATCACTATACACTTGATGAGGATCCTATGATAACCAGCCTGCAAGATTTGGTAAACGAGTCGGAAATGGTCTTAAATTTTACCGTCAATGATGCTCTCCAAGTCATTGAAAATCAAGGGCTTTCCGTCTTTATGGCTGCTCTTTTGGCACAAAAACCTGAATTAAAACAAGAACTTACAAACTTGTTGACAAATGATTCTACCAGTGCTATAATGTAATTATACAATCAAAAAAGACAAGCCATGGAACACAATACACAAACAAAATCTCAGTTGGCCAAGCTTATGGCCACAGAAAATATTTTGGTAGAACATGCCAAAGTGTCCACCGCATCATTCAATCTAAAGACCCGTAAACTGCTTTGCCCGATCTGGAAAGACATGTCCGGCGATTTGTATGATCTCCTGATGGGTCATGAAGTCGGTCACGCTCTAGAAACGCCCCTTGAGGGTTGGCACGATTCTCTGTGCAAAGAAGGCAATAAATTTAAATCCTTTCTGAATGTGATTGAGGATGCTCGGATCGAAAAGAAAATCAAGCGCCGTTATCCTGGCCTTCGGTCTTCTTTTGTTAAAGCATATACTGAATTGCTTAAGAAGGACTTTTTCGGTATTAATGGTAAAGATATCAATCAATTATTTTTGATTGACCGAATCAATTTGTATTTCAAATGTGGTTCTGGTGTTACTATTGATTTTAAACCAAAAGAACAGAAATTTATCGACATGATTCTGGTTGCAGAAACATGGGATGATACTGTTCGAATTGCCAAAGAATTGTTTGAGTATTCAAAGGAAGAACAACAAGAAAACCAAGATCAACAACAAAATCAATCTCCTAATTCTGATTCTGATGATTCAGAATTTGATGAATATGAACAGGATGAAGATGATTTTCAAGAATCCGATGAAACTGAAACTGAATCTGGCAAAATGGATTCAGATGAAGATTCTGAAGAAGAGGAAGATGATTCTAAAGAAAAAACAGAATTCGATGATTCTACGGACGAAAATCAACAACCAAAAGAAAGTTTTGAACCTGAATGTAAAACAGATGAAAATTTTCGGGCAAATGAAAATAGTTTGCTTGATCCATCATCTCAAGAATATGTCTATATAAATTTACCTAAAGCTTATATATCTAATATTATTACTCCTGCTAAAGAAGCAAATGATATTATTACTAAACATTTCACCATGTATCCGGATCGTTATTCAACAGCTCCGAATGTGGAACAATTTAAGAAAACTAATAGTCGGTATGTGTCTATGTTGGCTAAAGAATTTGAAATGAAAAAGGCCGCATCATTATATTCAAAACGTAAAGTGTCGGATACTGGTGATATTGACATAAGCAAAATATTCAAATACAAATTTGATGATACCATTTTTAGAAAAGCTATGACTTTGCCTAAGGGTAAATCACATGGTTTTGTTATGTTGCTAGATAAATCTGGATCAATGGAAAACTCTTTACATGGCGCTATTGAACAAATATTGGTATTAGCAATGTTTTGTCGGAAAGTTAATATTCCTTTTGTGGCATATTCTTTTAATAGTACCTTTCCAAGACCGAATAGTTTTTCTCAGAATAATTCAGATTTGAAATTGATGAATTTTAATTTGCGTGAAATGATTTCTTCAAAAATGCCAGCAAATGAATTTGCAAGGTCAATAAAAAATCAATTACAATTAGGCGTTTCTAAATATGTTCCAAACCAAGAATCTCTTGGTAGCACACCATTAATTGAAGCTTTGGTGGCATCAAAAGATATCATTCTTGATTTAAAGAAAAAACATAATCTGGAAATGGTTAATCTTATTGTTGTTCATGATGGTGACGCTGATCGGAGAATCTTTACTGTAGATGGCCGTAGATGTGATCCTATACAAAATAATGTTGTTTTGCAAGACAAAATAAATAAAATTGATATTACGCTTCCAAAAACATCACGTGGTATGACTGTTGGTGTTATGAAAATGATTACCAAATTAACTGGTGCTAAGATCATGGGAATGTATATTTCAGGAAGTGGTTGGTCAACTGTTCGATCTGCCATATTCAATTATTATTGTTCAAAGAATGGAGAAATATTAAGAACTGGTGCATATATGAAAGCGGCAGCTTTTGCCGAATCTAGACAAAAAGCAACTGAATTGTCGCAACAATTAAGAAAAGAAAAGTTTCTTGAATCATATACCGAGGGATATACACGGTTCTTTTTCTTGCCGGGTGGTTCAGATTTGAAAACCGAAGATGATGAAATCGGTGATATTAAAGGTGATGTTACTGCTTCTAAACTAACTACAGCATTTAAGAAATTTAATAAAACTAAACATGTTAGTCGTGTCATGGTCTCAAAATTTATAGAAATGATTGCAAAATAACGCTTGACAAATGGTTCATTTTTTGATATAATAGTATTTTACTGAGAGGTCTATATATTATGCGTAAAGAAAATCGTGAGAAGTTTTTTTCCATCATGTCTAATTTTGCCAAACCTGCGATTGGCCGTGATGAGTTGGTAACTCTGTGTGATCGCAATTCCATCAACATTCCTCAATGGTTTGTTAATGATAATTCTAATCGTATTTCCCGTGGTGTTTATAAAAATCCTTCTTATATGAAAAAAGAAATAGAAAATAAAGGAACAGAAGTGGCGATGGTTGCCCAGGTTCTTCCTATGAAACGAATTTCCAATGTTGTTACTGATCTTGAAACTAAAGATTTGATTCCAGAGGCATATAAAAATTATGTTCCCTTTGGTAATTATGATGACATGACAACAATTATTTTATCGAAGCAATTCTATCCGGTCTTCATTACTGGTAATTCCGGTAATGGTAAGACTATGATGATTGAACAAATTTGTGCCAAACAAAAGCGCCAATTTGTTTGCATCTCAATGACACCTGAAACGGATGAATCGGATTTGATGGGTAACTATATTCTGATTGATGGTGAAATGGTCTGGCGTGATGGTCCAGTTACCGTTGCTGCCCGTCAGGGTGCAGTATTGTGTATCGATGAGATCGACTATGGCTCACAGAATCTTTCTGCTCTCCAACGTGTCCTTGAAGGTAAACCGTTTCTTCTGAAAAAGAAAAACGAAATCGTTACTCCTGCCGCAGGTTTTACGATTATTGCTACTGCAAACACTAAGGGTAAAGGCTCAGAAGATGGTCGGTATATGTTTACCAACGTATTGAATGAGGCTTTCCTTGAACGTTTTCCTATCACGATGGAACAAACGTGGGCTCCGGATCGTGTTGAGAAAAAGATTCTCATTAAAGAACTTGTCTCAGCTGGTCGTGAAGATGACCAATTTGCAGAGAAACTGGTAACTTGGGCTACCGCAATTCGCCGCACTTTTGAAGATGATGGCTGTGATGAAGTTATCTCTACCCGTCGTTTGGTGCACATTGCAAAAGCATATGGTATCTTCGGTGATCGCCTTAAAGCAATTGAATACTGCTTGAACCGCTTTGATGCAGATACCAAAGTGTCGTTTCTAGACTTGTATACTAAAGTGGATGCTGGTACAGAAAACGCTAATACTATGACACAAACGGTAGCTACCGAAGAAGTTCCTTTCTAATAACAGGTAAAGATGATCATGTTAACCTTAAACCAGTTGACATGGTTATCTATATGCTGTATAATAATCGAAGTTACAGAGACATGTCGCCTCTGGACTATATAAAAAGTGCGACATACTGATAGAGGTAAATATTATGGCTAAGACCACACAAAAGAGTAAACTGATTAATCAATTCAAATCGGGTAAAGTTATCACCGAGCGCCAAGCAGAAACCCGTTTCGGTGTAAAGAATCTTTCAGCCCGTGTTTCAGAACTCCGTGCTGATGGTTATACAATTTACACCAACCAAGTTGCTTCTAACGAAGGTAAAGTTTCTGCCTATCGTCTGGGTAATCCTACTCGCAAGATGATTGCTACTGCTTACAAGGCACTTGGACCAAAAGCTTTTGCCTAACCTGAAGTAGAAACTATAAGGGGTGATACATATATAATTGTATCACCTCTTTTTTATATGGATACGTTATGGAAATTAAAGTTAAAGTCGAAGATTTGAAAAAAAATAAATTGTTTGTTGCAACACCGATGTATGGTGGTATGAATCATGGCATGTATATGAAGTCGTGTTTAGATTTGCAGATGTTGATGATCAAGTATAATGTGGACGTTAAATTCTCTTTCTTATTTAACGAATCTCTAATTACAAGAGCAAGAAATTATCTAGTAGATGAATTCCTACGCTCAGAGTGTAGTCATCTACTCTTTATTGATTCAGATGTTCATTTTAGTCCACAAGACGTTATTGCATTGATGGCTTTGGATAAAGATGTTATTGGTGGTCCTTATCCTAAGAAATCCATTAATTGGAATAATATTGCTCAAGCGGCTCGCACTCGTCCTGATATGCCAGCTAGTGAATTGGAAAGTCTTGTTGGTGATTATGTCTTTAACGTC